GCCACCTCGGCCGGAATCGCCGACCCGTAGGCTTCGCGGCGCTCCATCAGGCCTTCAGCGTCCAAGGTCTCCCCCTCCCGGTCTTCCCAGGTCTCGGCGAGCTTCGTGTTCACCCACACCTTCAACCGGACCGGGTCGTCCTTGGCGGCGTGGTGCTCCTGGGCGATCTCACCCCAGGTCAGCCACGGGCTGTAGAGGCTCGACAGGTGAAAGCCCACCGTCTTGCCGTCACCCTCAGCTTGTGATGTCCAGCGGCCATTGGCGAGCAGCGCCGGCTTGCGATACTCAGGGTGAATACCGTCGCAGTGTGGGCAGTGCCAGGCCGCCTCGGCCATCTTGTCTTTGGGCCAGCGAATGTCACGCCACTGAATCTGGCTGTGCATCCCGCAGTGATCGCAGGGCACTTCGAACACCCGCTGGTCACTTTCCAGATACGCCGCCTCGATCCGCGAGAAGCCTTTCAGCGTCGGCGTTGAGCACAGATAGACCTTGCGATTGACGAAGGTGGCCGCGCGCTGCACGGCGAGTGCCACCGGATCGCCTTCGCCATCGGCGTCGCCCGGATAGCCGTCGACCTCGTCCAGAAACAGGTAGCGCACCGGCATCGAGCGCAGACCCACCGCCGAGTTGGCGCCGGTCATGATCAGCACGCCACCGGGGAATTCCTTCATCAGCTGGGTGTTGCCTGAATCCCGGCTTCTGGGGTCCTTCACCCGGCTGGCCAGTTCCGGACTGGCTTCGATCAGCGCATCCACCCGCTGCTTGGAGACGCGCTTGGCGCCTTCGACCGTGGGCTGCACCAGCAGCATCGGGCCGGGGGCGTGGTGGATGACGTAGCCCAGCCAGTTCAATCCAGCTTCAGTTTTGCCAATCTGCGCCCCGGCCATCAACACCACGCGCTCCACGCGCGAGGTGGCCGACAGCGTTTCCATCACCGCCTTCAGGTACGGCGTGCGGCTGGTCGACCAGCGCCCAGGCTCAGCGGAAGCCACCGAGGAGAGCATCCGGTGGCGGTTGGCCCAGTCATCGACGGTGAGGATCGGGTCAGGGGCCAGGCCCCGTTTCCAGGCCGATTCGACGAGGGATTCAACAGTGTCGGACACACGCCACCCCCGCTGAAGAATTGTTCAAAAAAATAAGCAGAACCCGCTTGGCTTCTGTTGCGAACAGAGCGTGAATGGACCCATCGACACACGCTTTTGAAAGGAGCACCGCCATGAGCCACCACCACCCCAATAGCCCGGAGCAAGCCCTGCTGATCGATGAGCTGCGCGACATCCAGAACGAATTGCTCGATGCGGTGCAGCGCGCCGAATGGCTGCTCAAGCAGTCCAGATTCGACGGCGCCCGGCAGCGTGCCGAGGCTTACTGGATACCGCACATCGTCTGTGCGCTGTCGCGTGATCACGGTTACCTGGGCGGCTCGATGGTGACCTTTGAGGACACCATCCAGGAGATCGCTGAGGCCTTGGATGAAGAGGACGGCGATGACCCGGAGGCCGACCCGCTCACCGAAACCCTTGGCGAAGACGAAGCAAGAAGCGATGCAGAAATAGATGCTGAAACGCTTGAATGAGCTTGGCTTCTGCGCCGAACAGAGCGTTCATACAGACACGCCCACACAGCCAAACAAGCACCTAACAAACACCTAAGCGGAGATTGAAATGCCCCAGACCACCACCCAGAAAACCCGCCGCAACCGGGCCGAGACACTGGATGCGCTACTGACCCGGATCGCCCAGGAACACCTCTTCATCGACACCCTGGAAACGCGCAACAGCGACTCGATGGACTTCCACGATGTCAGCGTCTGGGGCGTCAAAGAGGCGCTGCTCGCCGCCTACCAAGCCGGCCTGGCCGCCAGTCAAAAAGCGGCCCAGAAAGCCGCCTGAGCCCACCCACCCCTAAAGGAGAAACCACCATGAGCAACCAGATTGCCCCCATCACCGAACGCCAGCTTGACCTGATCACCCGCGCCCACTGCGATGCCAATGGCCTAATCGAGCCGCTGCTCGAACTCAAAGGTGGCGCCAAACTGAAGATGATCGCCAGCCTTGCCAGCCGAAACCTGATCGAACAGGCCGAAGGCCAGTGGCGCCTCACGCGCACAGCGCTTGCCATCATCAAGGGCGAGGCCAAGCCCGAGGAGGTGTTGCCCAGTCCCTTGACAGCAGATGACACGACCGACCAGGCAGCGATGCCCACCACAGCTGCAGCGCCCTTGGTCAGCCCAGCGAGCGACCCGACCCCTGGCGGTCGCGGCCACAGCAAGCAGGCGCTGGTGATCGAGATGTTGAAACGTCCCGAGGGCGTAACCATTGCGCAGATCTGTGATGCGACTGGCTGGCAGGCGCACACGGTGCGCGGCACCTTTGCCGGCGCGCTCAAGAAGAAGCTGGGCCTGAACATCATCTCCGAGAAGATCGAAGGCCCTGCCGGCACGCCGGGTGCGGGTCAGCGCCTCTACCGCATCACTGGGGAGGTCAGCGCATGAGCACCATGACCCTCACCATCGAGCGCACCCCGCGCACCCTGACGATCAATGGCCAGGGGGTGACCGTGGAGGAGCTGGGCGTGCGCCTGCCCTTTGCCCGCAAGCCGGTCGATCTCGATGAGGTCGGCGGTCATGGCCAGACCAAGGTCTTTGTGACTGAGACGCGGACGATGACCCCAGCCGAGTTCGATGCCTTTGCGCGCAGCCTGATGGCCTCGCGGGATTGGCTGGCCGGCAAAGGCGGCGGTGTGGAAGGTGGCTACCTCTGTGTCGAGGTCACAGCCCCTGGTCGCCCCTACCTCTACGTCAATCCCGAGGGCAGCGATTACGCCCGCTACGTGGCGCGCTTGGGCTGAGGTGAAGGGAAAGGGATCGTTGATGCTGTCGCCCAGCCCCAACTTGATCAAAAAACAGTCGATCTTCTGCTTGCCATTCCATCCGGGTAGAGCGTTCATAGACCCAACGCAACACCACCTGCAAGGAGCTCAAAATGAACGCCACTAGCCCGACCCCCGCCACCCATAACGAGTCGTGGGGCTTTTACGGCACGATGAACGAACAGGCCGAAGCCGCTTGGCCGCTGGCCATGACCGCGATCTCGGATGCCACCTGCCAGCCGCTCGAGTCGGTCCGCGCCTTCCTCGACAGCCGCCACGGCCGTCACTTTGCCGACGATGTGCACAACGGCCTCTTTGCCGGCGCCACCCTGAGCGATGCGATTGAGCAAGCCACTCAGCGCTGGATGGGCTGGACGATTGGCCGCAGCTCCAGCAAGGAGTACGGCATCCCCAAGGGCCTGCCCTACCTCACCGGCTTCGTGATCCACTGCGAGATCATTGAAGAATCCCTGGCGGCTTGAGCCATGACCCGCACGGTGCGCGCCCTGCGCTTCGATGCCAACCAGCGGCCACGCGGCTTCTGCCTGATCAATCTGGAGTGGCGCGGTCGAACGATTGCCGCTGTCACCCACCAGGAACGCCGTTACCTGCCCACTGGCAGAACGGCCACCCGCCCCACCGGCGAGTCAGTCATCGAGATGATGGCGCGGGAATACTTTGTGGAGCGTCTGTGGCTGAGCACCGATGGCACAGTGCTGTGGGAGCAGCAGCCACTGGCACTCTGACCCGCCAGGCCTCGAAGGCGCGGCGCAGTAGGTAGCTTCGAATCAAGGAGACGACGGTGAAAATTAGGCCGATCACCAAGTTCTCCTGCAATGTGGCGTGCAGACCGAAGAGCGGGAACACCACCCACTGGGTCGCTACCGCCACGCCATAGCCGACCAGCACATTGGTCACGGCTTCCACCAGCGACATCCAGCGCGACTGTTTCACTGGGTCTCCTCAACGTCGGCATCGACCTCGTCGGCGGTCTCTGCCGTGCCGACCAGGTCATCAAATCGCACCCCATCCGATTCCCGAACCGCCTGCGCACCGGCATACGATTGCCATCGGCGAACGATCACATCGACGTACTTCGGGTCGAGCTCAATCAGCCGTGCCTGGCGATCGGACTTCTCTGCGGCGATCAGCGTAGTGCCGGAGCCACCGAAGGGGTCGAGCACGATGTCACCCGGCCGGCTGGAATTGCGGATAGCGCGCTCGACCAACTCCACCGGCTTCATCGTCGGATGCAGGTCATTTACGCGTGGCTTGTTGAAGTTCCAGACATCGCCCTGATCCCGGTCACCGCACCAGTGCCGGGTAGCGCCCTCGGGCCAACCGTAGAGGATCGGCTCGTACTGGCGCTGGTAGTCCGAGCGCCCCAGTGTGAAGGTGTTCTTTGCCCAGATGATGAAGGTCGACCATTTGCCACCGGCAGCGCGGAAGGCGGCTTGCAGGGTATCGAGCTCGCTGGACGACATCGCCACGTAAATGGCACCCGAGCAATGCGCCAGAGTGGGCTTGAAGGCGTTGAGTAAAAAGTCCTGAAAACCATCGCTCAGGTTGTCGTTCAGGATCGGGCGGTTCGTGCCGCGCATCTTGTCCTTGGCGCTGTTGGCGTAGTCGACGTTGTACGGCGGGTCGGTGAACACCATGGTGGCCTTCTCGCCGGCCATCAGCAGGGCAAAACTCGCAGCATCGGTGCTGTCGCCACAGAGCAGTCGGTGCTTGCCCATGATCCAGACGTCACCCGGTTTCGACACCGGGGCAACCGGCACCTCTGGGGCGGCGTCCTCATCGGTATTACCTTCGGTGGTGGTCTCCTCACCGGCCAGCAGTTCAGCGATCTCATCGTCATCGAAGCCGGTGAGCGCCAGGTCGAAGTCATCGAGCTGCAGCTCTTCCAGCTCCAGTCGCAGCAGGTCCTCATCCCAGTCGGCCCAGGTAGCAGAGCGGTTGGCCAGGATGCGAAACGCCTTGATCTGCATCTGCGTAAGGTCATCGGCCAGCACCACCGGCACCGTCTCCAGTCCGAGGTGCAGCGCGGCCTTGAGCCTCAGATGCCCGTCGACCACCTCACCGGTGCTCTTGGCGATGATCGGGATGCGAAATCCGAATTCCTGGATGGCACCGGCCATCTGTTCGATGACGTGGTCGTTCTTGCGTGGATTGCGTCCGTAAGGGATGAGTTTGCCCACCGGCCAGTGGTGCAGTTCGATGTCTTGCATAGGGGTCTCTCAAAGGTGTGCTGATCCGATCCGCAACCCGACCTATCGAGAAAGCTCCTCGAGGGCCTGGCGGATTTCGTCGTCCAGTCGTTGTTCGATCACGCGCGGGTCTTGCTCGGCCGCCAAGGCGGCTGCGAGTCGGCGGGGCAAGGTCTGCATCCGGTCACGCAGGCGGCGCGCCAGGTTGAAGGTGCGCATCTCCACCTCATCGCTGCTGATCAGCTTGGCCGTTCGCTCCTCGTACTCGAGCTTGGCCAAGCGCGCGGCGTAGGCTTCGCGGATCGCGCGACTGGTTTGATAGTCGGGGGCATTGACTCGGGTTTCCAGTGGTGCGGAAACCTCCCGGTTGGAAACCGGAGTGGAAACCGGCGGAGTTGCCAGGTTCGCAGGTGAGTTGCCAGCGTTAGTATTCAGGTTCTGCGAGGGCAGCGTGTTGCTCGCCCACTGGGCGTCGGCCTTGGCCGGATCAATGCTGCCGTCTGGCTCTTTGCTGATGCGCCCGGCCTTGATGGCCTTGGCCACAGCGGTGTGGCTCACGCCACGGTGTTGGGCATAGGCCCGGATGGACAGTCCCATCGCATTCCTCCGGGCCGGGCGGGTCAATCAATCAGTCGTCAGCGGTGGATCACCTCGGGGTGGAAACTGGCAACCTCTTTTTGTCGCTGGCGCTAGGCAAGCCGGGGGGTTGGCGCGTCCCCCGCTTTTTAGATCGCCCGGGAGGACCCGTCAGATGTGTCAGATGCGTCAGCCACCATCACTGGGCCTTCGTCATTTCTTCCCGCAGCGCCCGTTCCATCTGCCGCTGGTACTCGCGCAAGGCCACGCTCCTGACCGTCTCGGCCATCCCGAAGCGCGGCTGCACCTTGATCTGGGCCTTGGGCCGCAGCAGGTACAGCGCCAGGATGCGTCGCTCGTCACGGCGCTCGAACAGCATCCCCGCCCGGTAGAAGACGGTGGGTTTGTTCTTGACCTGATCAAGCCACTGGCTCTTGGGGATGACGCGGGTCTGTGCCATCTCGCGCAACCGCCCGGCCGGAATGGGCCGCGCATCGGGATGGCTGCCGCCTGTCTCCTGTGCCGCCATGAAGCGATCCCGCGACCAGACCTCGGCCATCAGCGTGCGGGGCTTGGCCGGTGTCACGCCAATGCCCCGGCTGATCCACCGCCGGCGCAGAGTGAAGCGCTCGGGCAGGCCATCGCGCACCGCATCACGGGCATCGAAGGCCGTGCGGCTCAGTGCGCGGGCGGCGGCGTGCGGAACGTGCTGCTGAGCCAGGTCCGACAGATGCTCGGTCGCCTTGGTCACATCGGCGGTGACCTCAAGTTTCAGCATCGGCAGGCTTTCGGCGGCGTGGGGTAGCAGGTACTTCAGTCGGGGCGGAAGGCTCGACCGCAATGCCAGCTTGTTGCGCCAGGATCTGTTCGGCAGTGGTGGCATCGACCTCGACCGTCAGGCCGGGGGCGAACGAGCGCGCACCGCCAGCGCCGGTGAGGATCACCGGGCGGGTGATGAGAAGTTTCATAGGGGGAGTCTCCAAGGCTGGGCAAACGGGCGAGCGCCCAGCCCAGAAACGACAACGCCCACCAAGGTCTCCCCGGTGGGCGCAGCTATCAGCAGTACGTGAATACTGTACTTTGTGTCCGGACGGGATTCAATCAGGTTTCGGAAAACAACCTCAAAAAAAATTTCAGGCGATTTCGAATCCGATTTCAGGTTGCTACCGCTTCGCTGGGTTTGGACCGGTGACGGCCGTGCCCACCTGAGCGCTCGTACCCATAGTGCCGAGCCAGCATTCCGAGCGCCGCAAGCAGAATGCCCTTGGCCTCGTTCTTCTCGACACGCTTGCCGTTCCATCCGTCACGCAGTGCCCAATCCCGAATCGACATCTGCAGCCCAGCCACGTACCACAGCGCCGAGCCCGCCGGACTACCACTGCCGCCCACCGCCTCCAGCGCATCCCTGACCGCACGCGCAGCGCCAGCGTTCTTCTCGACCATCATCTGCCCAGGTGCCGTGCCGCCCGGCAGACCATCGAGCTTGGGGCTGGCGACACCACTGCCAAACGCCCGGGCGAAGTCCTGTGAGAACTGCTGCCCCGCATCGTGCATGGCACCGGTGATGCTGCCGTTTCTGAGCATCAGCGCCAGCGTGTCCACCGTCCGGTAGTGATCGACGGGCTTCTGGTCGTCGTCCTCCTCGCGCACATAGCGGATCACGCTGCAATCGGGGCGGATCAGCTCATGGCCGATGGGCGGTTTGCGTTCAGCGCGTGCCTTGGCGCGTTGCGTCTTCTTGGTCATGGCCGGCCCTCCCCAAGTTGCCCGAGGGTCGCCAGCGCACCGTCAAGGTCACGCTGTACGGTGATCGACTTAGCAGTGGTCGCCACCACAGTCCAGGTCTCGCCATCACCCCGGTCGATCACCTCGCCCTCGGCCCAAGATGTGCTCTTGCGGGACGCGGTGGTGCGTGCGCCGTAGAGCTTGGTGGCGATGCCGGTCAGGAACGCACGATCCCAGTCGTCGTAGATGTCATCAAGCGGCACCACGACGATGCCTTGTTTGTGCCAGGTAGCGGCGCGCATCGCCCGCAGCTCCTCGGCGTTGGCCGGTGACTGCGGTGCCATCCTGCCCAAGGAGCAGGGAATCGAGGGTGAGCTCATACGCATGCCACACCCCCTTGAGCCATCGCCCAATCCAGCAGCGCCAGCGCATCGGCGTGGTTGTCGTCGACCGGATCAAAGCCGCGTGCCTTGGCCGCTGCGATCATCTCGGCCTTGCCAGCGTTGCCCTTGCCCGTCGCGTGCTTCTTGATCGTGCCCACCGGCACGCCCTGGTACGGGATCTGGTGGTGCTCACACCAGGCGGTAAGATGGGCCATGAAGCCACCATAAGCATGGGCGGCATCGACCCCGGCGTGCTTTCTCACTTCTTCGAACACCACCCAGTCGAGCCCATCGGCACACTGCTTGAGGTCGGTGAGCCAGCGCTTGAAGCGCAGGTATCTCATTCCGCCACCTTCGAAGCGCTGCGGCTTGAAGGATTCGCTGCCGCCGTTGATCA